TCTATTAAATCTTCTCTCATATTAACCATTAGAACTGACTCCCACTTATATGAAGATAGTCATAAGTTTCTATTTGTTCTTGTATAGCATTATCATGAATATATTGATGTATAGAACGATTTACTAATTTTTGTAAATTCATTGGTGAGTTTACTGTCTTAAACTTAAATTGTTCATATAGTGATTTAAGAATTTTAACTGATGTCAACTTTGTTAAAGTATCTTTTTTCATAACCGTTTCCTTGTTGTTATAACTTGTATATATAAATATATAGTTTTAATTAATAACAAGTGTTTTTTTTCCAAACTTCTTGGCATAATTTATAGTTGACATAGAACCCTTTGACTCAACTCCTCTTGGAATAAAAGCAACAACATACTCTGAATGAATGGCTATCTGTTTATTACGAGCAAAGAAATGTTTTACACTATATTGTTTTCCATAATTTCTTTCATGTAGTGGGCAATATAAATTATGTGATTTATGTGCTGGTGGGTATTCTTCGTATTGTAATCCTAATTCAAGAGCATACTTTTTAGCATAATAATCAGCTCCTTGTGAACATCCACCACTAACGATAATCGTATTTAAACCTTTTTCTATTTTCAACTTATAGATAAACTCTTTTATCTTCTTTCGGTTTTCGTATTTACGACTACCGACAAGTCCTACTTTTAGAGGATTTTCCCCCATTTGCAATGCTCCGTATTATAAAATTCACAAAACTTACAGGCCTTACCTGGTTTTGCCGAATAATTTCTTTCTAAGAGATAGTTACCTCTATCATCAAATACACCCTTTCTAAACTCCTCAAACTTTTGCATAGTCTTATTTATACTCGGAACTCCATTTGCTGGTTCAAACTTCTGTAATCTCGTGATTAAAAAATCAGAATTTTTAGCTATTTTTCTTTTTAAAATTAAAAACATTACATCAATTTTATCTAATGGAACATCAAATAATTCAGAGTAATATTTCTTATAAAGTAATAACTGAGATTTTTTGTTAAAATCTTTTTTTTGAAAGTCTGTCCAGCCACGAGTAGCAGTTTTAAGGTCAATAATTACAACTCTACCAGATATTTTATTTCTCAATACAACATCTAAGTATCCCATTACATCAACACCTTCTTGAACACCCTTGACAATTGGAACTTCTATACCAACCAACTCCCAATTCTGTTTCATAAAGTATTTATTGCGATATTTTCTAAAGTGCTGTAATATAGATATACCATCTTGATAAAACTCCATCATCTCATCTTGAGTACAAGGTAAAACACCCTTACCTTCTTTTATCTTGGTAAACTCCATAACCATTTCTTCTTTCAATCGAGATTCCATATTAAGTTTATCAGCAGCAACAATAGATTTATTATACATTACCGATAGATATTCTTGTATTACGGTATGCATAGCAGTTCCAAAAAGAGTATGTATGTTACCAACGAAAGTTCCTAACTTATCTATATAACGAAGTTTCCATTTAAGGTTACAATCGTTATAAGTGGTAAACTGACTATGTGATATATGTGCCATTAAATAATCTCGTCAATCATTCCATATTCTAAACAAGTTTCAGCGTCCCAAAATAAATCGTGTTTTAAAATCTCGTTAAGTTTTTTCATAGGAATCTTAGTGTATTCTTTATAGATGTTCTTAATGTTCTTCATCATCAAATCTAAGTTCTGCTTCTCATCCTCAAAGTTTGAGTATGTTCCCCAAAATGTTGAAGATAATTGATGAACTAACATATAAGAGTTTCTACTCATATATCGTTTAGTCCCAACTACTGAAAGAAAAGTAGCGGCACTAGCAGAAAAACCATCTATGTATGTATGAACATCAACTTTACTTCTCAATATTGTATCCATAGAAGCAATACCACTTACTATACTTCCACCACCTGAGTTTATGTATAATTTAATAGGTGGTGCTGGTGTATCAAGATTATGTGATAGAGTAATAGCTTTTGATTCTAATTCACTAATCTTTTTATTTAACTCACAACAAGCATTTCTATTGACACCAGAATAAAAGTAAATCTTATTATCTTGTACTGATATATGTTTTTCACTAACTTCTCCACCTGTTTTTCTTGGTGTTGATGT